GGTCACGAGTATGGAGACTGTATGGTTGTTGTAGAAAATAATTCTGTTGGCTATACTGTTTTAGATAAACTAGTAGAAAAGACGTATCCAAATATTTACTTTTCAGTTAAATCTACTCATGAATATGTTGATCAATTAACAGCAGAATCTAGAAGTGGGACAGTTGCTGGGTTCACGACCTCTCTTAAAACTCGCCCTCTCTTAGTCGCTAAGTTTGAAGAGTTTATAAGGAATAAAATTATAACAATTTATTCGTCAAGACTTAGATCTGAATTAGACATCTTTATTTGGAATAATGGCCGGCCAGAAGCCCAAAGAGGGTATAATGATGATTTAATTATGGCATGTGCAATAGGATGTTGGGTAAGAGACACTGCAATTATAGAAAATCAAAGAGATTCGGCCTATAAAAAAGCCATGTTAGGTGCTATAATGAAAAGTACTTCCGTTTTGGATACTACGATACCAGGAATGTTTGGAAGATCAAAGGCTCGTGACTTAGATAAGAAAAGAACTGAAGCCGAAAGACAATATGAAGAACATTTGTGGTTATTAAAAGGATAAGACATGGCAAAAAGAGATAGAAACCCAAAAGATTCATCATGGCCGTTATTTAAAAAGTTAACGAGACTTTTTTCTGGCCCATTAATTAATTATCGTTCTCAAACTACCCGACATCTTTCTAGAAGAAGATTAGACAAATATGGTAGTAGGTTTAAAGACGTTGCGGGACAAAAATTTCAAAGATTATCATATAATCCCTTTGATAATTTATCTGCAAATATTATGTCGCAACAAAATAGAAATCAACGCTATGTTGATTTCGATCAAATGGAATACACACCAGAAATTGCTTCTGCATTAGACATTTATGCAGATGAGATGTCAACATCCAATAGTTTGCGTAAAATGTTAGTAATTAAAAGTACAAATGAAGAAATTAAAGGCATTTTAGAAAGCCTATATTATAATATTTTAAATGTTGAATTCAACCTATTTGGATGGTGTCGAACAATGTGCAAATACGGTGATTTTTTTCTTTATTTAGATTTAAACCCTGAAGTTGGCATAACAAATGTAATCGGCTTGCCTTCACAAGAAGTAGAAAGATTAGAAGGGGAAGATAAAACAAATCCAAATTACGTTCAATATCAATGGAATACAGGCGGTATAACTTTAGAGAATTGGCAGATGGCGCATTTTAGAATTTTAGGAAATGATAAATATGCTCCATATGGAACCTCTGTTTTGGAGCCAGCAAGAAGAATATGGCGCCAATTAACTTTATTAGAAGACGCGATGATGTCCTATCGTATTGTACGCTCTCCTGAAAGAAGAGTTTTTTATATTGATGTGGGAGGGATCAGCCCAGAGGATGTTGAACAATACATGCAAAAAGTAATTACATCAATGAAAAGAAATCAAGTAGTTGATGCTGATACTGGACGAGTTGATTTGCGCTATAATCCAATGAGTATTGATGAGGATTATTTTATTCCCGTTCGTGGCGGGACACAAAGCACAAAAGTAGAATCACTCCCTGGAGGCACTTATACCGGAGACATTGACGATGTTAGATATTTGAGAGACAAACTATTTTCAGCGCTTAAAGTACCTCAATCTTATCTTTCTCGTGGCGAAGGCGCCGACGAAGATAAAACAACATTAGCACAAAAAGATATTCGTTTCGCAAGAACTATTCAAAGACTGCAAAGATCAGTAATTTCTGAGCTTGAAAAAATTGGCGTTGTACATCTTTATACACTTGGGTTTAGAGCAGATGATTTAGTATCGTTTACTTTATCTTTAAATAATCCTTCACAGCTAGCAGAATTGCAAGAGCTAGAACATTGGAGAATGAAGTTTGATACTGCAGGGGCAGCAACAGAAGGCTATTTCAGTAAACGATGGGTTTGGGAAAAAATTCTTGATGTATCAGAGGAAGAAGCGATCCGTATCCAAAGAGACATGTTCTTTGATGCTAAATTCCAAACGGCTCTTGAAACAGTTGTACAAGCTGGAATGGGACAAATGGCCGGCGCCGCCGACCAAGCCGCAGGAGCAATGGGATTAGCTGGCCCAGGAGAACCTCCTCCTGAAGAGGGCGGCGAAGCACCTCCTGAAGAGGGCGGAGAAGAATTACCTGCGGGTACTCCCGAAGCAGAAGCTGGAGAAGGAGAGACAGTTGCACAAGAAGAGGGAGGTGAAGAAACTAATCTTATTGCAACACCAGGAAAGCGCGATGAAGAAGACTGGTATAAAACAAAGAAAAAAGATGTTTTTGGCAGGACAACCGCTTCTACTACATCTAAGTCTAAAGGCAAATGGTATAAGCCTGTGACTTATGATAAAAGAGATATGGGAGCAAGAAGGCGCCATTATAAGGGACAGTGGGCAGACGAAGTAGGAAGCTCAACCCAAAGAAACCTTCACAAAGGTGCTCTTGAATTATTTGGTTTAGGTAAAAATGCGATTTATGAAGAAAATGTAACTAATTATGATAAAGAAGGGCATTCGATTTTAGAAATAAATCAACAGATTAAAAATTTAATATTGGAGTTAGATTCTAAAGATGATGAAAAGGAAAATAAAACATAATAAAAAAAGAAACACAGCTTTTTTATATGAAACTTTAGTTCGTGAAATAGCAAAAAGTGTAATTAATAAGCAGCCGAAAAGAAATAATTTTATTGTATCTGTAATTAAAGAACATTTTACATTAGGTACCGAATTGGCAAAAGATTTAGAACTTTATAAAACATTGGCTGAAACTAAAAGCCTCGATCTTTATACGGCAGAAAAATTAATTCAAGAATCTAAGCATGCTTATAAAAAAATAAACAAAAAAAAGTTGTTTATAGAACAAAGCAAACTTATTTCAACAATTAATCGAAACTTATCAAAAGATATTTTTTCTAATTTTGTCCCAAATTATAAAAGTCTCGCTACAATCTCACAAATTTTTAATGATGACACCTCTGTTAAAAATAAAGTTTTATTAGAAAAAGAGGTATTAAAAAGATTAACTTTTACCGAAGAAGAATCTAACCAAAACAAACAAACGCCAATCACAAATTTGATTTATAAAACATTTATTAAAAAATTTAATAAAACTTATGGCGGCACTTTATTAGAAGAACAAAAGAATTTTTTGCAAAAATATATTACTTCTTTTGATGACAACGGCATACAATTAAAACTCTTTTTAAATGAAGAACTAGGCCGACTAAAGAGGCTAGTTAGGGAATCCCTCAATCAAAAAGAAATAGAAGCTGATCCTGAAATGATTGAAAAAACAAAAAAAGTATTAAATATAATTGAAGAATTTAAAAACAAACCGTTTAATAAAGAAATGCTAACACAAGTGCTAAAGATACAAACTTTAACTAAAGAGATACTAAGCTAATGCCAGATATTGATATTAAAATTACGCCACCAGGTGCTCAGACACAAGAGATGGTGGAACCGGCAGGCGAAGAACAAAAATTACCACAAGCGTCGGTACATCTTAAGATGAGAAAGACTCTCGATGGTAGTTTTGTTATATTTGACCACCCAGAAATAGATGTAGTCATTATGCCACATATGCTTAAAATTGTTTCTTTCCCAAAAGAAGAAATGGGAGACCATATATATGCAACACAAAGTAGATTATTTGAGTTTCTTTCCAAAAAGGGCATAGTTGTTTTTGATTCTGTACAAGGCGGGAATCTTTATGGTTCATTAGAAGCGAACATTCAACCACCCGCAAAAGAGGAAGTAGACCCAATTGAAGTAGCAATTTATGTTATTGCTAAATTTATTGAAGAAGAAAAACCATTTTATGATCGAGAAGAAAAATATAAAGATGATGTTGAAGACTGGCTATTAGAACCAGACGATGAATATTCGACCGATCTAGATTGGGCAGAGAAGACACATCAGCCAAGGAAAGGCGTACAAAATAGATGGCCAGGAAGCACTGCTGCTTATGGACTTACAGGAATGTATAGGGCTTAAACGTGGAATTGACAAAAACAAAGCTTAAACAACTTATTGAAGAGCAAACACAGGAAAAGACACTCCCAGTATTAATTCCCGGCCGGTCAGGCATGCCTTCGCGTGAGTTCCTTGATCTTGATTACGGAGACTACAATTATCCTTTAGATATCTCAGGAACACCCCGGCCGACGACTAATTTGGAACGCCTTGTTTCAACGCTTTTTAAATATTTGAATCTCGGTGATGAAAATCTTGGATATACGCATACAACACATTTTGAAGGGCAACAGAAAAACAACCTTAAACAAATCATCAAAGAAGAATATCAAAAACTTTTGCAGGAAGATATCCCAGGCTATGGAAGAGGAGAATCTGCTGTTAGCAGTGTAGCAACTCCGCCTGACGAACGTAGGCGCCACACCGGCGCCCTTTCTTCCGCCCGGGCAGCAACTAATAAGAAGATCGCGGACGCTGTAAGAAAAGCCGCGGCAAATATTGCAGCCTCCGGAGTACCAAATTGGTTCATGGAGTATTTTGGAGAGCCACAAGAAGAAGCAGTTGGCGAAATGGTCTCCGCTGTAGATAAATCTGGACGTGAAGCATATGAAGCTGCTGGCTTACCGCAGACTCAAGGATTGACTGAACCGGAAAAGAGGTTAAAAGCATCTCTAAGTCGCGCTGCTAACGCATACGCCGACCAATTTGAAACTGGCAGAGACGTAGAGGAAGAACTTCCTTTTTATTTGAGAGGCGATGAACCATTCATAACCAAAATGGAGAGAGAGACAACAACGCCAGGTGAATATGAATTGGAGACAAGAATTGCCGGCGCCGACGCTATTGTGCAAACACTTGGAGTCGGCTTAGGCGCCGCCTCATTAGCGCGCATGAGAACAGCCGCCAGAGCAGCTGCAGCTGCTGGAGCTACAGAAGCCGAAATTGCATATGTCGCCAACGAAGCCGCGGCAACAGCCCCCAAAACAACGCCCGTCCTGGCCAGCCAATCCGGCGAAGCAATTTCGGCCGAACTCGCCAAGCTGCAAAAAAAATGGCCTGGTGTCCACCCGGACGATCTCGTAGATCTCGACTTTCGATATAGGCAATCCCGAACGCCTGGAACGAATGAATTCAACGCCGCGGTCTCGCGGGAACTCCGGAGGCTCAAAGAAGCCGGCGATGATGCCGGCGCCACAGAATATCTGCGCCGCGCGCAGAACGCCGAGCGCGCCGCCCGGAAAGCCAAAGCGGCGGGCCGGCCCGTCCAAGAGGTAGATTTGACCAACAGGGGCATCGGCCGCTCGATCCAGCTCCGAAAACCGGGCCCCGCTCCAAGCGAAAGGCTGGAACAAACAATGCGAGCCCTCGCACAAGAGATGGAAAAGGTCAACCCGACTATCTTGGAAGATGGCTCTCTTGGATTCCGCACGTGGGCCGATCAAAAAAAATACAAACAACTATTAAAACAGATACAACATCTACATGATATTTACCAGGATATGAATGAATGATAAACAAGTTTAAAAGGACGCGCCCCAAATGAAACCAATTAAAAAAGAAAAACCCAGAGCTAAATCAAAACTAAAAACGCGATCTACCAAAATTTCGCCCCGGAAAAAAACGCCAGATTTTAATATACAAGAGTCTCAACTTAAACAAATGATTGAGAAAGAAATCAAAACGCTTATAGAAGCTGAATCTAGATTAATGCGCCAACAGACAGAACTCGACCGGGGCATTGCAGCGCATGAGGCGCCCG